CGGCATACAGGTAAGTGCCAAATGCCGAATCGTGCGATGTTCCATGGCTCACGCTGTACGCGCGCGCAGCGCCGCACGTGATTGACACGGTAGATGGCAGGTCTGCCGCAAGAAACGTCTTTGCAGCAACGCGACCCGCACCACCGCCGTTTCCTGCACCAGTCGTGGTACCGGGTTGACCAGCGACACCAGCACCGCACATCGTGACCTCGACCCACAGCGCGTTCGCCGGCTTCGTCCACGTGCCGCTCGACGTGAAATCCTGCGTGTTGACGGTGAGCGTGCCGCCGCCGCCGACCTCGACGCCGCCGGCGGTGGTGCCGTCGCCGATGTACAGCTTCTTGGTGTCGGTCGTGTAGATCGGCTCGCCCTGTGCGGGCGTGATCCCGGTGCGGTCGGCGTTGACGCCGCGTCGTAGCTTGAGTGCCATTAGGTGAAGGTCCCCATGTCGTTTTCTGGGAGATATGGGTTCGCGAACGTCGCGAAGTCCACGTCATTCATCGGGAACGCAAACGTTGCGAAGTCGTACACGTTGATTGGGCCGAAGTCCGTCTCGCCCTCTTCTGCCTCGAACGTGCCGTACTCGTCATCGAGCAGCGGCTGCAGGATGCTGCCGTAGTCGGTGTCGCCCGTCAGAGGTGTGTTGCAGACGCCGTCAATGGCCTGCGTGTTGAGGATCATCCACAGCAGCGTGCCGTCTTGGTTGCGGTGCGGGACCGCCAAGACGAACGTGTTGATAGGGATGGGTTTGGCGGTGAACCCTGCGGGAAGGTTCGCCTTTGTGACGCCGTAAGCGTAGAACGCGCTGGCATTCGACAGTTCGCTGACCGAAAGCCCGATGTGCGGGTATGTGTTGGCCGTCGTGGCTACCTGGTAGCCGCCGGCGACGTTCTGGACGCGCGCCTGGTACAGCGTGTACACGTACCGCGCCTGGCCAGCATTGAGCACCGTCGTGTCGGTGATCTTGAAAAGACGCGACTCCACGCCCTCGATCTCAGGCGACAGCCGGGCCGCCTTGTCGAGGTCCTTCTGCCTGCGGTACGTGTAGTCCGCCCGGTACATCAGTACCAAACCCCCATGAACGCCTGGTACTTCATGCTCTCGCCCAGGAAGCCGTCGGGCCAGATGTCGTTGAAATCGACTGCCGTCCGCGCGTCGCGCGCCCAGCGCACGTCGGCGTAGTCGGTGCCCATCATGCGCGGGCGGCCGTCCTGGTCGGGCTGCACGATCTGGCTGTGGTGAAAGTACTCGTCGTACAGGTAGTCCATCACCACTTCGTAGAACTCGTGCTCCAGGTGGTTGATCGCAGCGCCGTCACAGATGAGGTTCTGCGCGCCGTACCCGAGGAAGGAGTCGGAGTTCTTCTTGCCGACGTACGCCTGCAGCACGCCCGTCAGCGCGTCGATGCCCTGGCTGTTTGCGTCGACCACGAACCGCAGCTTGAGCGCGACCTGTCGCACGTCGATGTCGCGCTGCTTCTGAAGGCCGCCGATGTCCGACGCCGAGATGTCGTTGGTGGCGTTGGGGCCCGTCATGCTCGGGTTGTCCCGGTACATCTTCATCGACCGCGTTCGGAACGTGGGAATGACCATGCACGGAAGGATGAGGCACCGCTCGCCATTCTCAAGCGCGGCCGCTTCGGTGATGTCCTCTTGCTCGCGGGCAAGTCCCTTGCCGAACTTGGTCTCAAAATAGCGCGTGCTGTAGCGCACGGTCGCGGTAAGGCCCTTGCCGTTTCCGCCCATGTTCCATTCGATGCCGCGCACAAGCGCGCCGCTCAGCCAATCGCCGCCGCCGCCGTACTGCTCGCCGATGTTCTTGATGACCGGCGCGCCTTGCGTCGTGTCATCCCAGAGGATGTTGACCGGCGTGAACGGCGTGATCGGCTCTGGTTCGTTCTGCGCGTCGAGCTTGATCTTCTCGACGTGGTAGACCTCGGTAGCCGAATGCACGTCCCAGATGTCGCCCTGCGACACCGACGTGCTCTTGAGGTATGCCTTGTACTCGCCGGACTGGATCATGTCGTAGTCTCCCGCATCTGGCGCTGAAATGACGCCATCTGCCTGTCGAGCTCCCGAAGCTCCTCGCGCGAGTACAGGGTACGCGCTTCCTGCTCGCTGCCAACCACCGACAGGTCGGCCTCGCGCATGATCTCATCGATGTCGCGCTGCCCGCCCAGGTTGCCAAGCGCCGCTCCGATGAAGGTTCCCAACCAGCTCGCGCCCTTCTCAAGGTTGCTTGCCCAGTTGGAGATGACGCTCTCGCCACCCGAGCCGAAGCCTCGCGCGATGCCACCGAAGAATCCCGTCGGCTTGAACTGATCCTGCGGACCGGCAGCCGCCGCGATGCTCGCCGCCTGGACGGCGCTCATCGTCGTGGACTTGCCTGTCTTGGCAAACTCAGAAAGAGTCTTGTTGGCCTCGGTCACGGTCGCGCGGAACGAGTCCATGATCGCGCCCGCGAGCTTGACGGGGGCAGCGGCCGCCAGCGCAATGCCGCCCGCGCCGATGGCGAGGCTGCCGGCGGTGCCTCCGAGCGCGCCGAGGCTGCCGAGCTTGCCAGCAGCGCCGCCGGCGAACGCGAGGCCCTTGCCGCCGATCCCCTGCAGCTTCTTGTTGGCGTCCTCGATCTGCTTCTTCATGCCAGACGTATTGACCGCTACGTCGACGTTCAGCGTTGGGAGTTTCATAGGAACCGGCTCACCTTCTGGCGTCGCGCCTTGCGTCCCTTGCTCATCTTGGAAATCTCAAACTCGACCTCGCGGGCAAGGTAGGGCAGCACCTTCGGACCAAACGCCTGGTGCACGATGCGCGACGCGCCCGTGCCGATGTGGTACTTGCCGCGCCCTCGATGCCGCAGGCCCTTCTTCCACCCTCGCCCGAGCTCGATGGTGCGCGCGCCCGTGCCCGGGTGCGTCATCCCCTTCGCCCAGCTGTGCCACCCGAGCTCCGCGAAATGAGAGCGCCAACCGACGCCCATCTCGTCGTACGCCTTGCGGCGCGCGCGGCCGCTGCCGCCGTAATCGCTGTAGAACTTGCCCTTGATCTTCACCGGCGGGTCGCGGTATCCGACGCCTAGCCAAATGACGCCCTTCGGCCAGAACTTGATGCGGTACGCCATGTGCTTCGGGTTGAGATACCTGTCGTTGCGCTGCGAGATCAGCGCCATCTCTTCCCGCGCGAACTGCCTCAGGGCGTTCTTCGCGATGCGGATCTTGACCTTCTTTTCAAACTCGTCCAGGGCGGCACTTATCGCCTTCAGGTCGCCTGGGTCCGGTCGGAAGGTTAGATTTGGAGAGCTCATCGAGTCGCCTTCTAATGCCCTTCCAGTCCGGCACGTCAAGCTCAACGATGAGCTCAAGCACCGACCGTTCCCAAGGTGCCGCCCGTCTGTTCCGAAGGACGCGCGCGAGCAGCTGCCGCGCGTCCCGGCCTAGTCCGCGCCTTCGCTGTACAGCGCCTCGATCATGGGCACCGCCTTTGCGGCAAGCCCCGCAGGGCAGCCGCCGGCGGCCTCGATGCTGGGAAACACAGGCTGCCCGTCCTCGGTGTGGAGGTGCCGGTAGAGCCCGAACTGCCGGCCGCGCTTCGGGTCCTGCGTGTTGATGTCGATGGCCTCGATCAGGTCGAGCAGCGTGGGCCGCGACAGCTGGAACGTGTGGCCGTTCCACTGAAACGGCACGGGCTCGAGCGCGAGGATGGCGCGGATGTCAGGCATCGGAAACCGTTCCGGTGAACTGCAGCTCAAACGCAACGCGCACGACATCGGCGATGGCCACGCTTGGCGTCCAGCTTGTGACGATGGCGTTGGCAGTGATCGTCGTGCTGGTGTACAGCGTGAATACGCACGCTATTTCCGCACCGGACAACGCAGCAGCCTGCAACGCAGCGACGCCAGCGTCGCCGATGTCGTAGTAGAGGTTTCCCGACGCGGTTCCGTTCGTGATACCGGCAACGTACGTGCGCGCCGTATTGCCGAGCTCCGTTACGTCTACCGTCTCGGTATTGAGCGTGACGGTCGCATCGACAATGCCGGCGACTGCGGTCGAGTCGACGGTGAAGGTAAAATCCGAAGTGTTGTGAACAGCCATCTCATGGCCTCCAGTGGATCGTTGCGTTGACCGTCACCGTAGCGGGTTCCTGCTCGTCGCCGAGCCCGACGGTAGGCGGCGCGAGGGTCTTGCTTGTGATGACGATGGAGTCGATGTCGATACCTGAGTAAGTCCCGGCGACGAGGGTGTCCTCGATGGCGTCGCCGATGGTCGCGGCGTCGATGCTGGTCTCGGCGATCCCCGTGACGGCGAGCTCGCCCTGCATGATGCCGCGCGAAACATCGGCGGGTGCCTGGTTCGCCACTTCGTACGTAACTGCAGGCAGCGCCGTCGACTGCAGGCGATAGCCGTGCGTGACGCGCGCGTCGGGCACGTCGATGCCGTTCGCCGACAGCGTCGTGCCGGCGATGAGCATCGTTCGGACGGCTTCCTCGATGGTCGCCATTAGTCGATCTCCTCGCAGAGGATCACGGCGACGCGGTCGGCTTCATCGAGGTTGCGGATCGACTGGACGCGCAGGATTCGGCCGCGCACGTCCAGGCGGTCAACCTCGGTCAGCCCGACGCCCTGCACCGCCTGCCAGCGCGCGCGGACCTCGCACGTGCGCCGCACGGCGACGCCGTCGGCGTACTGCTGCTCGGTGGTCGAGTCGTTGCGTAGGTCGCAGCGGAACGTGCCCGCCGCGTCCCATACGTCGGTGCGCATTCCAAGCGCATCCTGCGACTGGGATGCCGCGAGGCGCGTCGCCTTGAACTGCAGGACGCCGCCCGAGATCATCGGATCGGACTCCGCACGGCGTACATGTCGAGGATGGCGTCAACCCCAAACGGCACGGGGTTGAGGCCGATCGGCTGCATCGACTCGGGGTTGTTGTACCAACCGCCGACGAGCGAGATGATGGTGTGCACCAGCGGGTCGGGGATGTTGGCGTACCCGGCGGTATAGGTGACGATGACCACCGAGCCGTCGAAGATCTGCGGTGCCTTCTTGAACCGGATGATCGGCATCGGTCCGTCCGACTGGTCGATCCAGTAGTCGGCGGACGGCATCGTGACCTGGTTGTTGCCAGTGTCGTAGTACCTTACGTGCGTCAGCCCCGTGTACGGTGCCACGGGGATCAGCGAATCTGTCCACGTCGACAGGTACAGCGCCTCGCTTCGCGCGCTGAGCGCAAGCCCGGTGCGCTTCTCGACGTACACGTTTGCGACCTCACGAAGCCTGATCAGCTCCGTGTCATCGTCCGTGTAGTCGACCTTGAGCGCCGACTTGATGGTTG